CTCGGGATGACTGGAGTATTGGGATCCATAGGTGTCCACCAAAATGAGGTGGACACCATCTTGGCGAGCCTATCGCCGAAGGAATAGGTGGGGCGGCGGGACGCTCACGGCGAATCTACCTCCTCGGCTCTCGAAATCGCTGACCAGAGGACGCACCAGCACATGCCCCGCCGCCGGGTCACCCAGCCGGCGCAACCGGTACAACGGATCCTTCGCGGCGTTGATGACCTGGTCGAACGGCTCGCCTTTCATCACCCGCTCGGCCCGCTCGCGTGAGCCCATCACCTGCCCGGCCTGGCTGAGGTTGTCCAGCTCGCGCAGATAGGCCGCCTCCCCGCCCGGCACCGGCCGGGCATCAGCGGCCCGCAGACTCGGCCGCTGGCGCAGCGCACAGCGGCAAAACGGGTGATAGGGCGGCTGCGGCGCCTTCGCCTTGGGGTAGCAGCCGCGGCCCAGCCCGAACAGGTCAGCGCGGCCGTGGAGGTCGCACACGTCCATCCTGGGGTGCGTCGGGTTGATCATCACCTGCACCACCTCGACCTGGTCATCGGCCATGAACTCGGCCGCCACCTGCGCCTGGTGCGCGCGCGCCAGCTCGGTCTGCGCGATGCGGTTGGCCATGTAGCGGTTCTTCTCGCGCACCGCCACCTCGAGCCGGCGATTGAGCGCCTCTTCGCCCTTGCCAGCCTTCCATGCGTCGATGGCCTCGCTGTAGGCCGCACGCAGGGCGCCCGTCTTGAGCCTCGAGGCCTGCTGCTGCCCCTGCTCGACCAGGGCGGCCAGATCCTTGCGTGTCTGCGGGTCACCCGTGAGCTGGCGCAGCGCCTTTGGCAGCTCGCCGCGGGCGCGGCCCTCCAGCGGGCGCTGCACGCCGTCCTTGGGGTCATACCCGTCGTACAGCCGCAGGGCCAGATCGCGGGCCTGATGCAGCCCCTGGGCATGCTCGCGGATGACGGCCAGCGCCTCGGCCGTCGTCTGGCGGTTGTGGTCGTACAGGCGCCGGCTCAGGCTCAGCCCACCCACCGGCATGTCCTTCACCTCGGCCACGCCCACGACGCGCTGCAGCAACTCGCTGCAGGCCTGGGCCAGCCGGTCGGCGAACTCGCCGGTGAACCCGGCCTGTGCAGTGGCAATGGCCTCGCGCGGGTCGGCGCCCTGCGCGATCAGGCCGAGCACCCGGTCGAGCTGCGCACGCGCCAGCGTGGCGATGACGGAGCCGAAACGCTGCATCAGCGCGTCGGCCTGGGCGTCAGGAAGCGCCATCGTCGTTGCCCCCCTGCAGGTCAAGCGCCAACTGATGCGCCGCGATGTACTGCCGGGCGCGCTCATCCAGCGCTGCGGCCACCAGGCGCTCGGCAGTGCGCGGACCGAACCCGTGCCGCGCGGCCAGCTCGCGCCTGGCCTCGGTAGGCGTGAACCCGGCATCGAGCAAGGCGCGGGCCTCGCGCATCCGCTCTGGCTGCACCAGGTCGCGGCGGGTCACGAACAGGCGCTGCCCGGTCATGCTGCGCAGGATCTGGCGCACCCGCCCCTTGGTGCGCTCGCATCCCTGGGCGCGATCAAGTTCGGCCAGGAACCACTGCAGCGCCGTCGGCCCGGCGGTCTTGTCGATGGGCATGATGGACATCCTGGGTGATGGGGTCATAGGCCGGGGGCGTTGAGGGTGGCGAAGGTGGCGACTCGGCGCTTGATCAGCGGCTGCAGGGCGTAGCGGACGGCGTCCATGTAGTGGTTGTTCGCATCGACCAAGGCGGGCAGCACATCGCCCGAGAGGCGGTCGACCTTGTAGGACCACAGACGGGTTTCGCGGATCGTGGCGACGCAGCGTGGGTGCACGACGATCTCGTCGTAGCCGCGCAGGTGCGCCACGCCGTCCTCGACGCTGCCGGCCCACTTGTCGACCGAGACCGCGCGCGGCAGACCGTGGCGCTGCAGGTAGTTGGTCGACTCTGGCCGCGCAGAGTCGGCGCGCACCACGTGGCGCTCGATCTCTGGGATGCGCGCACGGAGGTAGGGTGCCGTCTGGTCGATCTCGAGGCCAACCTTCCCGGCTTCGTGGTCGATGTAGAGGGAGCGGCCAGCCACCCAGCAGCGCACAGCGGCCGATGGGTCTTGCGCAAAGCCGTAGTCCAGGCCGTGGTACGGGCCATCCCAGCCGGGCGCCGGCGCGAACTCGCGCACCTTCACCTTGCCGGCCAGCACCTGGGCATCGCTGTTGGTCAGGTAGGCGCCCTCCCACACGTGGGCGTAGGTGTTTGGGTCCAGGCGCTCCTGCTCGCGCCGGCGCAGGGTCTCCAGGCCCTCGGGGAAGAACGGGTTGTCGCTCCAGTTCAGCTCGACCACGGCGGCGTTGCCGGGCGGGTTCTTGCGGAAGCGCTGGTCCACCGGGCTGCCATCGATCCGCGGGTTCCAGATGACCCACATCTCGCTCTTGGGCTGACGGAAGACGGTTGCCTCGAGGGCCAGCCAGGCTGCCTCCGGGACATCCTCCGCCTCCTCGACGATAGTCAGGTCGATCTTGGCGGTGGACTTGACCGACGAGACGTTGTTACGCAGACCACGGAAGAGGAACTCGGTGCCGTTGGCGCCGCGCAGGTAGTCGACGCCGACGTCGTAGTGCGCGGCCAGCCAGGGCTCGGATTCGATGGCGGCCTTCAGCTCGGCGTGGAACGACTCCTTGATGCTCACCTGCAGGTCGCGCGTGCACAGCACCCGCAGGCGCTCGGCATAGCCCCACACGGCGGCCATCTTGGCGAAGCTGAAGGACTTGCCACTGCCGCGGCCGCCGTGCGCAGCGCGGTACTGCAGATCGCCCCGCGCCGGGCCGAACAACTCGGCCAGCTTGGGCGGAAAGATGACCTGCGCCTCAACCAATGGCCGGCCCCTTCAGCGGCGCAGCCACAATCCGGATCACCTGCGGTCGCAGGCTGCCATCGGGGTTGCTCAGCTCCACCCGGTCGGCGAACGCGCCCAGGTGCTTGCCCTCAAGCTCCAGCGCCTTCAGCGCGTCCTTGTGGCTCAGCATCGAATGGCTGCCGGTGTCTGGGTCGGTCACCAGCTGCATCGCGTCATCGCGCACCCGGCCGATGTCGGCCATCACCTGAGCCACCGTCCTGGCCGTGCGCTGGCTCAGTTCGCGGCGGCCGGCCTGGATCGCTTCGGCCACCTGAGCATTCCTGAGCAGCCGGCCCGCGTTCACCTCGGCCGAGTTCCCACGGGCCTTGTAGCCGGCCCGGATGTAGGCCTGCGTTGCATTCAGGTCCACCAGGTACTCCTCGACGAAGCGTGCCTGCTTGGGCGTCAGCATGGGGCCACCTCCTCCACATAGACCCGCAGCGCGCCACCCTTGGCCGCATGGCACCGCGTCACCCTCATGTCGTCGATCTGGCTGTCATCCCGCCACACGCCAGCGTGCGTCAGCGCATCGAACACGGCCTTCGGGATGTTGTCCAGGTCGCGCGCGCGCTTGTCCGGCGCGTGCACCTCGATGCGCACCGCCAGGCGGCCCGCCAGCGGCCCGGCGGCCTTCACCCCCTGCCCGGCCAGCGACGCGACCACGTGGGACCGGTAGGCCCGCGCCTTGGCGCTCAGCAGCGTCTTCTTGCCCACCTTGCGCCAGATGGAGTTGGCCGTGGGGGGATAGGGCAGCACCAGGATCATGCGCACACCACGGCGAAGCGCCGCGTCCTCGTCAGCGCCACATAGGCCAGGCGGTTGCGCTGCTGCACATCGCGGCAGCGCTGGAAACTGTCCCAGGCGATCACCACTGCGTCGAACGTGCTGCCCTGCGCCTTGTGCACCGTCATGGCGTAGGCGTAGCGCAGTGGGGCGTAGCGGGCCCGCAGCGCCCAGCCGGCCGCCGAGGCATGGCGCGCCTGCTCGCGCAGAGCATGCCGCTCCGGCCCGCTGGCCATCTGCTCGCGCAGCTTCAGGCGCCGGTACTCGGCGAAGTGGCCGCTGATGTCGGCCTGCCACTGCCGCTGATCGGCCGCCACCCAGCATTCCAGCGCGTGGCCATCCGTCACCACCTGCAGCCGCCAGGCGCGCCGGGCGGGCTCGTCGGGGTGCTGCCCGGCATGGCAGGCCGACACCGTCAGCAGCGCGCTGTTGCGCACATGCACCTTGCGCGACATGGCCCGGTCATCCACCGCCGTGAAGGCCTCCTGCGCCATCAGCAGCGTGCCATCGGGGTACTCCCCCCGGCCCGGGTGCACCAGGGAATGCACGTTGGCATTGATCGCCTGCACCGTGGCGTTGTCCCAGGCCATCGCCCGGGTGTCCTGGCCATGCGTGATGGCATCGGCCACCAGGTGCGCCACCTCGGCCACCGAGCCCGGCTGCAGCGCCACGAAGGCATCGTCTCCGGGCTGCAGCTGCGAGCCCAGCACAGCCAGGCTGAAATCCTGCCGCAGCTCGATGCACTGCCGCGCCACCGTGGCCAGGCGGATGATCGGATTGCCCTGCGCCTGCCGCACCACCTGGGTGAGCTGCCAGTGCTCCGGCACAGCCGGGCCGAAGGCGGGTGACAGCGCGTCGCTGTCCTCCACCGGCGGCAACTGGGCGGGGTCGCCCACGAACATGATGCGGCAGCGGCTGCGCTTGCTCAGGATGGCCTCGAACATGCCCGGGCCGATCATCGACGCCTCGTCGATCACCGCCAGGTCGTAGTCGTGCAGCGTGCACGCGCCCTGTTCCTCGCGGGTGCCCTGCGTGCCGTCTGCATTGGTCTGCAGCCGCAGACCCAGCACGCTGTGCAGCGTGGCCAGCTCCACGGGCAAGCTGCCCATTTTCTCGCCCAGCACAGCCACCGCCTTGTGCGTGGGCGCGCAGACCACCACACGCAGCGTTTCCAGGGCGTCCTGCTCGCCATCCACCAGGGTGGCCACCACATGCCCCACCACCGTGGTCTTGCCCACGCCAGCGTAGCCGGCCAGGGTGGCCACGGCGTGGGGTGTCTCGCCGCGGGCGAAGGCCACCATCTGTGCCGCCACGGCGGCTTGATCGTCTGTGAGTTCAATCATTGGGGTCAGACCTTGCTGCTGCAAGTCAGTTGGGCGGCCACCTCGACACCCAGGGCGCGCAGCTGGTCGCGCATGTCCTCGGCGTACCAGTCGGCGGTGGCAGCGCGGGCGACGTGGCTGAGCCACTTGGTGCGGTGGCCGGGCTTGTCGAACTTCTCGTAGATGAACATCGTGTTGCGGTGGTCCTGCGCTTCCTTCTCGTGGGCAGCCAGGGCCTGGCGCAGCTTGGCGATGCGGGCCTGGTGCGCCTGCTCGGCGAGCTGGGCGGGGCTGACGATCTGCACGTCGTCGTCGAGCTCGACGAAGCTGGGGCGGTCGCCGTCCTGGGTGCACACCAGCCAGCGGCGCACGCGGGCGGGCTGGGCGGGCGGCAGGGCCGGGCCGACGACCGGCTGCGCCAGGAACACGCGGATCACCTTCAGGTGAAACGCCGCGCTGATCCAGGCCGCGTAGGCGATGACGAGTTCGCGGCAGGCGTAGGTGCCGCCGTTGCGGCCAGGCTTGGAGATGAAACTCTGCGATTCCGTAGAGTTTCCAAGCGCGGCCAGCAGGGCCTGCGTTTGCTCCGTGCGCATGAACAGCGCCGGCTGGTGCTTGGCCTCGCCGCCAGCTGCGGCGTGCAGATCGTTGAGGGAGAACAGGCCGTCGAGCTGACGGATTGCGGCATCGCCCAGGGACAGGGCGGGAAGGGTGGCTGCCATGATGGCCTCCGTAGGTTCAGTCGATGAACGACCGTCCCCACGACGCCAATCAGGGGGGCGGCCCGACAGGATTGGCGTACCGGTGAACCCACGGAGTGGAAGCCGGCGAGCCCGAGGGCTCTCCCATCGAGCCGCCGAAAAGCGATGCTCGAACGAAAAAGCCGCGCGACTTGCGGTTGCACGGCTTTCGGCCGTGGATTCAATCAGGACGCCAATCCCGCTGACCGAAGTCAGTGGCCGCAGCGATGCGCTGCAGTTGGCCCCAGTGTAGCGCGTCAGACCAGCGTGGTAGAACCGGCCTGCCGAGCAACTAAGTGGGGATAGAAGGCAATGGGGAAAGGATTCATCAGCCGTTTTTTCGGCAGTGTCTTTGGACCGCAGGTCCACGAAGACGCTGCCGGCAAAAGCATCAAGCCGTCTGCGGATCTCCAGCGATCTGGCGACACGTACATGATCGAGGATAGAACCGAGCGGCTGCAGAAGTTCGTGGATGCGCTCAACGTCGACGACGGAATGCCGCTCCTGTCCAAGGCGCTCATGGTCGAGACGTACATCGGTCGACTCGCTGAACTGGCTCCGGCAAGCCCCCTGCTTGGTGCGGCTGCGAATGCGCTCGAATCGTTCAAGGCACGACACCCCGAAGAGTTCGCCCCGCTGCCAGCGCTGCGTGGGATCGGCGAGACCCGCGACGTGTGCCCTTCGTGTGGTGTCGCGCTGCTGAAGCGGCCGGCCAGAAAGACGATATGCAAGTCCTGCGGACAGGCCATTTTCGTGCGCAAGCGACCGCTTGATGAGCAGAGCGTGCTGGTCAATGAAGCCGGCGCGGCCGAGATCGAGAAGGACTGGCATGTCCAGTACAAGCTGTCCCAGCAGCGACCGCGCCCCGTCAGTGACGAGTGGATGAGCCGCATAGATGAGGCCAGAACGGCCGGGCCAGACCCGGACCCGGCCGTCGAAAAGATGGCTCAGGCGTTGTTCAAGGAGTTGCTTGCAACCTACGCGACTGATGCGCCGAGAGACGCCAAGGACAAACTGCTCGCGCAGATCCCCGACACAGAAGTTCGGGATCGAGTCGACCGCCGCATCTGGCAATTGCAGGTCCAGTACCTGGGCTGATGAGCGGGGGCAGGTGGGGTGTGCCACAGGCTCCCTTGCTTGTGTATTTGTGTAGTCGTGTGTATTATGCGAAGCATGAACAGCGCGGCACTCATCAAGCGAATCAAGGCCGACGGCTGGTTTCTGGTGCACACGGTGGGCTCGCACCACCAGTTCAAGCACCCCACCAAGCCGGGCAAGGTAACGGTGCCGCACCCCAAGAAAGACCTGCCGCTGCCCACGGTGCGCAGCATCCTCAAGCAAGCCGGCCTGTGAGGGCTGGCGGAGAACCACATGCTCTACCCCGTCTACGTGCACATGGGTGACGCCGGCCACGCGCATGGCGTCACCTTCCCCGACTTCCCGGGCTGCTTCGCGGCGGCCGACGAGTGGGCCGCGCTGCCGGCCGCCATCCAGGAGGCGGTGCAGGCGCATTTCCACGGCGAAGGCGCACAGGCCGTGCCGGCGCCCACGCCGCTGGAAGCGCTGGCCGCTGATGCCCAGTACACCGGCGGCGTGTGGCTGTTGGCCGATGTGGACCTGAGCCGCATCGACACCACGCCCGTGCGCCTGAACATCAGCTTGCCCGCCAACCTGGTCGAGCAGATCGACGCCTACGCCCGCAGCCACGGCGCCACGCGCAGCGGCTTCCTGGCCCAGGCGGCACGTCAGGCCATGTCGCACGCGTAGGCTGCTCATGCCTGCCCCTCCGCCTGGTCGTCTGTGAGTTCTATTTCAATCATCCACTGACCTCTTTTTATCCACTGCCCGTCATTGGTCAGTGGATTAAGTTGTTGATCTGCTTGTCTTTTCACTCATCCACTGACCCACTGACCACTGACCCCTAATAAAGGATTTACTCCTTAAGCTAGATCGCTGTTCCGAGCCCATCGGGCAATCTCAGAAATAGCCGGTCAGTGGGTCAGTGGTCAGTGGATAGCTATGAGGAATCAGGTCATCCACTGACCATTCACTGACCGCGCACCTCGTGGCGACTCTGAAAAAACGCCTCCCGACACGTGACCTTGACGATGGCCCGGGACTCTTCCAAGCTGCGAGAAAGGTTCTTGTCGAGGCAGACCATGGCTGCGCGCAGGTCATCAGCAGAGGGGTTTTTCATTGGGGTGCTTTCGGTGGTTGAGATTCAGCGGGTCGTTCTGCAACGAACTGGCGGGCCACGATCAGCCGGCCACGTCCGTTGGCGATGGGGATCTCTGTAATCAGGTCGTCTTCGAGCATGCGAGACAGCAGCGCCTCGCGCTCGTCCTGGCTCAGCCGGCGGAACGGCTTGCAGACGGTCATCAGCTTGTTCTTGGGCAGGCCGTCGCGGCCTTGCCGCACCAGGGCCTGCAGCAGGAAGTCGCTCGCGTCCGGCTTGGCATCGTCCTCGTCGGACAGCAGCTCCATCTCGGCCAGCATGGCATCCAGGCACTCGCGCACGAAGCGCTCGGCCCAGGCCAGCATGTCCTCGCGCACCACCGGCTGGTGCGGGTTGGCGAACGCCGCCATGGCCACGCAGAGGCGGCGCACCGTGGCCCGGGCGGCCCAGCTCAGCGGGCGCAGGTGGGCGGGCTGGCGGCGCGCGTGCTCGATCCAGCGCGATTCCGAGCTGGCGACGTCGCACGCGAAGCGCACCAGCGTGGGCGTCGGGTGCAGCAGGATCGAATCCAGCGACATCACGTCGCCCAGCATGTCGGCACCCGCCATGGCCTTCAGCGCGTCCTGCACGTGGGCGGGCACCGGCTGCGGCGCCGCGGCGGACCGGTCCGACCAGCCCTGCAGGTCGATGGCCGGCACGAACACCATGCAGTCCAGCGCGCCGCGCGCCAGCTCCTGGCGCTTGAACACCGCGCGCATCTGCGGCTCGGCGATGCTGGCCAGCAGCGTCAGCGCCGGCCGGTACAGCGTGGGCATCTCCTGGCCGCCGGCGGCGTCCGGGCGCTTCATGCCGAGCTCGCCCCAGTTGTCCAGCACGATGTCGCGCCCGGCATGCACCCGGCCAGCCAGCACGCCGTGCGCGATGGACAGCAGCCCCGAGGGCTGGCGCTTGGCCTGCTGCAGCTGCTCGCTCCAGTCGTCGGCCGCGTACAGCACCGAGGGCGCGCGCACGAACGCGGCATAGACCTGCTGAGCTGACGACAGCCGCTGACTGCGCACCATCTTGCGCAGGCCGATGTCGATCAGCACCGACTCTGCCGCCGTCATCATCGGCCTGGCCTGGCTGGAGGTTGGCGTCATCAGGCCGAAGAACACGTGCGCCGGGTCGCCCAGCTCGCTCACGTAGCGCCGCCCGGCCACCGTGCAGGCCAGTGCCAGGGCCGTGGCCTGCGCCAGCAGCGGGTGCGCGTTCGGCGTGCTCTCCCACACCCAGCGCGCCAGGTCGTTCAGGCCCTGCACCGGCATGGGCAGCGCGGCCACCTGCGGGCCCGGCACCAGCTCGGGCACCGTGTTGGCCGTGCGCGGATCGGGCGCCAGCACCGGCTCGGCCGGCGCCGCGGCGGCGGCAGGCTTCGGCCGGCTGAACCCGTGCTTGTAGGCCAGGTCGAACACCGTGCCCAGCTGCACCGCCTGCCCCATGGGTTTGCGCGTGAAGCTGCGCCACACCCGGGCCTGATCCTGCGGGTCGAACTTCTCCGGGCAGGTCTTCGACCAGGTGCACCACAAATCGAACCCGAGGGCGCCCGGCACATCCTTGTGCAGCGCCATGCCCACGTGCAGCCAGGTGTCGCGCTCGGCGGCCGGGATCATGGCCAGCGCGGCGCGGATGTCGGCCAGCTCCACGGCATCCAGCGCGCGCGCGCCGGCCGGGGCCTCCATCAGGAGGCTCGGCGCCGCCGGCAGGCCCGGGCGCGCCATGTCGGCGATCCAGCCCGGCAGCGGCGAGGGCACGCAGCCGTCCAGCGGCGAGCTGCTGGCCTCCCACTCGTAGCTGTTCCCGCTCGGGTGCAGACTGGGCTCCACCACGATGTAGCCGTCGGACTTCAGGTCGATGCCGCGCGCCAGCTTGCCCGGCAGATTGCCCACCTCGGCCGGCGCCAGAAACACCAGGTGCTGCCCGCCCCCGCCGGTGAAGGCCTCCACGTCCGTGGCCAGCTTGCCGCGCTCGGTCTCGATGCGCTCCAGGTCGAAGTGCCCGCCGTTGCGCGGGTCCACGTCGACCACCACCAGGCGGGATGCCCGAACCGCGATGCCGATGCCGGCGTCGGGCACCTGCGCCCACCAGTTGCGGATGACCTCGGGGTCTGTGGTGGCCTGCAGGTGCCCGTTCGGCGTCAGCCGCCCGATGGGCCGCTTCGTGCCCCGCTCGATGGGGAACACATGCCAGCCGATGGCCGCGTAGGCCAGGGCGTATTCCATCGGCGTCACAGCAGGCCGCCCTCGGAATCGTCGGCCGGCAGGCGGTGCGTGTCGATGATGTAGCCGTCTGGTGTCATGCGCACGAGGCCCGGGCACGCGCTGTCGGCGCAGCCGTCCGGCCCGCAGTAGCAGCTCTGCCGCGCCGGCGCAGCCGTGTGCACGCCGGTGCACTGCTCGCACCGGGCCGGGCTGGCGTCGATCACGCCGCAGACCTGGCAGCCCACGCTGCAGGCCTGGCTGGGCGTCAGGCCGCGGGATGCGCACAGCTCGGCGCGCAGCTCGGCGGCGCGCTGGCGCATGGCTTGGATGCCGGCGCGGTGGATCTCGCAGTCCCAGGCGTCGTGGCCAACGTCGCTGCCCATCATGACTGGCACCCCGCCCGCAGCTGCTCCAGCAAGCTGGCATCACCGCGGCGGCGCACCACGCCCTCTTCGGCGAGCTGGTCCGTGATGCGGTCGATGGCGCCGGTGTCGTGCACCGCGGCGGCCTCGGCCAGCGCGCGGGCTGTCATGGGCGGCAGGTGGTGGCTCAGCAGCGTCTCGTCGACATTGCTGGCGCGCACGGTGCGCACGCCCGGGGCGCCCGAGCCGATGCCGGGGATGGTGATGCTCATGCGAGCCTCGCGAGTTCAAGCCCCGCCGCCATGGCGACAAGGAAGATGACGAAGGCCTCGATGCCGTACACGACGGCACGGGCCACGAAGCGCCGGCAGATGCGCGGCATGCGGCGGCGCGGGGTCATGCCTGCCCCTCCGTGTCGGGCCAATCGGTGCCGCGCGGTGCCTCATGTGCACCGTGATTCGAGTTGCCAGCCGGCCGGGCCGAGTTGCACGCTCCGTACATGTGCCGCCGCAACACGAACCGCACCATCTCGGCCACCGTGCGCTCGTTGGCCATGGCCAGGCGGGACAGGTCGAGCAGCTCTCCATCCGTCAGCATCAACTTGACGGCGTTGGTGTGCTTCACGTCACTGGCCATGGCCGGCGCCCTCGATGGGTGGGCGCCCTGCCTTGGTGTGTACGCTGGCGGCTCTCACCCCAACCAGCCCAAGGAGGGCCCCCATGAACAATTCCCAGGAAATCCTGATGCGACAGATCGCCGCAGAGAACGCGGTGCTCTTCTGCTTCGCGCATGCCGTCATCGCCACGCACCACAGCCCGCATGTGTTGCTGAAGGCGTTCAACTTGAGCTTCGACCGGCTCATCGGCGACCTCTTGCATGCGTCGTCGGCGACCGAAGATCACGTTGCGGAAGTCCAGGCTCAACGAGACAGGCTTGTTGCAGAGATAGAAGGTCGAGTTGCCGCGATGCGGCATGGCGCACCCATGCAGGCGCCCGGTGGGCCAGAAAAGCCCGCCCCGTGAGCAGGTACTGCATGACACCAACATTGCTCTGCAGCAGCACATCAAGCCGCCGCTGGGCTCGCATCCGGTCCATTCGGTTCACACGGCCTCCTGCCTGAAAGGGTGACCGTGGCACGCCACCAGAGAATGCGAGTTCCTCAACTCACCGCCCCCTCGCGGGGCCACGGCCATGGAAAACGAACACAAGATCGAGCTGCTCAAGCTCGCGGTGCAGATCGCCGCGCAGGACAGGAACTCGGTGGCACTTGGTATGCGGCTGAAGCTGCCGGCAGCGGCCGACTCATTGACGGTGACGCTGGCCATTGCTCAGGAGCTGTGCAGCGCGTTGGCAACCCTGGACACACCGGCCAAACCGTAGACGGCCAGGTAAGCGCTCAGGCACAGGTCGGGCGCCTGCCCGGGCGCCAACTCGCCGGCCCGACGGATCGCGTCGATCAGCAACTGCAGCGCCGCTTCTGTGGGGGGCAGCGCTGCAGCGCCACCGTGCAAGCCACACGGGACCAAGCCGCGCTCCATCACGCGGCCTCCTGCTGGGCAGGAGCAGGCGCGTCGGCGCGCTCGGCCAGTTCGGGCCAGATCCGCATCCAGTCGTCGGGTCGCAGATCCCAGCGCATCACGGCGCCGGCAGTGGCCTGCTCGATCTGCACGCAGCGCTCGATGGGCACGCCGCGCGTGCGCCATTGCGTGACGCTGGGGGGCGTGACGCTGCAGATGCGCGCCACCTCAGCGGGGCCGCCGGCCCGGTCGATTGGGTGTGTCATGCGCACATGGTAGGCGCACCTAACTTTTCACGCAAGGCAAACCTTACAACAACGCCATTAGGCTCGCCTTATGTCTACTCTTGCCGACCGACTACAAGCCGCCATGGATCGGCGCCCCACCGCCTCTCAGGCTGGGCTCGCCGCTTTTTGCGGCGTCAAACCACCATCAGTGTCTGCCTGGTTCACGGGCGAAACCAAGGCCCTGAAAGCGGCATCGCTCAGAAAGGCCGCCGAGTACCTCGGGTGTTCCCGGGACTGGCTGGAGACGGGCGTGGGCCCGCCCGGCTGGCTCGACGCTGCGCCCGATCAGGCGCCGACCGCCCTGACCGAGCCGGCAGCATCCACCCCGCCCACGCTCGCCCAGGCGCTGCCGGTGTTGCTGGCCCACCTGCCGGGCTTGAGCGAGTACCGCGCCGGCCAGGTCATCCAGGCCATCGCCGCAGCCGCCCACTCGACGGCACCGCTCGACCAGGTCGAGAGCGACCTGCTGCAGTGGCTCAGCGAGCCACGCGCCGCCGGACCGGCCACCCCGGCGCCCAGCGTGGCAAACGCGGGTCGCCGCTGAGCCCGCACCCCACCGCCCGAGTCTTCACCATGCCGGTACGCCCCAGGGTTCCCCCTGACGGTGGAGAACACCAAGGTGAGGTGTCAGCTCGGGGTGAGGTCTGCGCGATTGACCGGAGCTGGGGTTTTTACTGATGACTACGAGGGGGGGCTGCGGCTGTTGGCGCCGCAGTGCGCGCAGCCCGCTGTGGGGCAGTTGCCCGCACTGCGGCGCTGGCCAGCCTGGTGGAGCGCCTGCGGCCGCTGGCGTGACTTCGGTCCGTCGCGGGCCGCACGGGTGAAGGTTTTCCCTAGGCCGTCAGTCTGCAGCCGGGTGAAACCATTACATTTCGCGCCATTCAAATAACAGCGCCGCGCATAGAGTCGCGCGGAACGGATCTGGCTTCCCCCTGCGAAGGGGTGGCCCCAGGGAGCCCACATGACCAGCATCACCATGGACAACGACGTTGCCGCCCTCGTGCACGACCACGGCCGCATGGTTGAGAGCAAGGCCGGCAAGGCGCAGGCGCTGGTTGGCATGCTGGCTTACCTGTCGGGGGCGCTGACGTGGTGGGTGATCGGCCTCATCTACAGGCGCCAGGCCCGATGGATGCAGGAGCAGGCGGCGTGGTACCGCGGCTTTGCTGCCGAGATCGATGCGCGTGACCGGGTAGCGCCGCTGGACCCGGATTGGGCGATGAACGACCGCCTCCGTGGTCTGGAAGACAAGCTAGCCGATCTGCACGGCATGGTCAACAAGCTGGGCGGCACCCGGTCGCGTGAGATGCAGGCCCAGTTGCGAGCGGCCGTTGAAGCGTTGCGCGATGCCGTGAGCGATCTGCGCGGGGCGATCCAGGCCTACGAGGCGGACCGCAGCGCCATCGTCCTGCGGCCCAGCCCGGTGTCTGCGGCGGCAAGCGCCCAGGAGTTCGACGACGCTGTGTGCCGCATGCTCGCCTGAGCCAGCGTGCTGGATCTGGCGGGGCGCGTGATACGCGCCATTGATCTGAATGCGGGCACCTTTGTGCAGTCCTTCGCGCGGCTGCCGGACGATGCGATCAGGCGCGAGGCGTTGGAGACGTTGCGCAGCTTGCTGGGCGCGCCGCTGGACCAACTGCCCCGCAAGCTGCACCTGCATCAACTGGTGAGCAAGCTCGTGTCGGCCAGGTTGTCGGACAGCAAAGTGTCAGCCTGGTCATTGCACGTCACGGCCGATGATCGGTACAAGGCCAGCTTCACCTACGAGGCCGGTACGCTGTACTTCCGCCTGGTGGATGAACACGACGTGATCGACAAGAGGCCGTAAGGCCTTGCCGTCACCCAGCCCGCCACCGAGCGGGCTTTTTCACATGCGCGTGAGCACCACCACGCCCAGGGCGCCGAGCATGGCGCCGAACGTCCAGTAGCTGGCCCAGATCAGCCGCAGGCGTAGGCGCTTGAGCCGCTGGTTGCGCGCCCAGTCCTGCATGCCCTTGGGCCGGGCCTCTTGCTGCGCCACCTCGAAGAAGCGCTGCGCGTCCACGTGCAGCTCGCCCAGGCGCAGCGCCACCGTGGCCACCGCCAGCACCAGGGCGGCCAGCATGCCCAGGCGGGCCGCCGCCGGCAGCCGGCCAAAGCCGTCCTGCACCGCGGCCAGGAACAGCACGCCCACCGCGCCCGCGGCGAAGTTGGTCACGTAGGCCGACAGGCGGTTGCCCGCCTCCTTGGCCAGCTTGTGGAACACGGCAGGGTCGGTCATCGCCGCATCGTAGGTCGTCATCGTGGTCTCCGTCCGGTCAGGCCGTGGGGTGATCAGGGCGCGGCGTGCCGGCCAGGTCGGCGGCAGCGTCGGCCTCGGTCAGGCGAGGCCTGGCGAGATCGGTGCGCAGGGCGTAGCCCATGAGTGGCCACACCTTGCCGATGGCGTGATCGCGGGCGATCTTGCGGCCGATCTCGGCGTTGAAGTTGGCCGGGCTGGCGCAGGCGCTCTCGCCGGTGACGGTGAAGCCGTTGCGCAGGACCAGGACGCAGAAGGTCAGCAGGCCCAGTGCGGGCGGGTCGTAAAACGCGTGGTCCTCGGGCGTTGCCCCCATCACACCTTGCCGAGCGGTGAAGTAGTGCTCGCTGGCGATGTTCGCCTCCACGTCGGCCTGCGTGACGCGCGGTGCCTTGTCGGCACCCGCGGCCTTGATCTCTTGTTCCATGTCCATGTGATTCCTTGAGCACCCCGCACAGCCGCCGGGATGGCGCCTGGATGCGGGGTGAGGCTGGATCATCGCAGAAAGTTAGGCGTACCTATTGACAAGGTATGTAGGTGCACCTAATTTTCACCCCAACGCAGCCACCCCGGCCGCGCAACCTGGAGCGAAAGATGAAGCTGATCCGACAGGGCGATGTCCTGCTCACCCCCGTCGCCGCGCTGCCGGCCGGCTGTGTCGAAGTGCCCAACGACCGCGGCCGCATCGTGCTGGCCTACGGCGAGGTGACCGGTCACGCCCACGCCATCGCCGACCACCGGACCCACTACGGCGCCACCCGCGCCCTGGAGCGCGCCGGCGAGCTGGCCGAGGCCGCCATCGCCCGCGCCAAGACCAAGGCCCGCCTGCTGGTGGCGCCCAACGGCGAGCGCTTCCTGCAGGTGGACGAAGCCGTGACCCTCACGCACGAGGAGCACACCGCCCACACCATCCCCGCCGGCATCTACAAGCTGCCCGTGCAGGTGGAGTACACCCCCGCCGCCCTGCGCCGCGTGGAGGACTGAGGCCATGACCATCGTCCGCACCCCCACCAAGGCCTTGGGCGGCATCACGCCGGCCGAAAAGGCCGCCCTGGACGCACACGCCCAGAAGTGGATCGCCAACGCCATGAGCACCGAGCCCGTGTGCCCCGAGCGCCTGGTGCCCGCCGTCGAGGCTCTCTATGCCGCCGCCGGCCTGAAGAAGCCCCGCGTGGTCATCGTCTCCAGCCCGCAGGTGATGGCCTTCGCCGGCGGCTTCGCCGATGCGATTTGGTGGGCCCGCAAGAACCACTCACGGGCGCTGCGCGACAACCTGGTCACGCGCGCCGCCACGGACGCCGCCACGTACGACGCCACGTACGACGCCACGGACGACGCCACGTACGCCGCCACGTACGCCGCCACGTACGACGCCACGCACGCCGCCACGCGCGCCGCCACGGACGCCGCCACGTACGACGCCACGCACGCCGCCACGCACGACGCCACGCGCGCCGCCACGCGCGACGCCACGCACGCCGCCACGCACGCCGCCACGCGCGCCGCCACGCGCG